GATCGGGGCGATCGGGGCGATCGGTGGGGGCGGGAGCGGGAGCGGCGGGGGCGGCCTGTTCAATCTCGCCTCACTGCTGACGACCGTGCTGGGCGGGTCCGGAGGCTCCGGCGGCCTGCCCGGCCGCGCCACCGGCGGGCTGGTCAGTGCGGGACGCGGCTATCTCGTCGGCGAGCGCGGGCCCGAATTGTTCGTTCCGACGGCCTCGGGCAGGGTCGAACCCAATGCCCAGCGTGGAGGCCGTGAGGTGAAAGTCGCGATCCAGATCGTCAGTCCGCGCGGATCGTCCGCCCCCGAAAGCCTCCAGCGCTCGAGCCGCCAGATCGCCCGCGCCGTCCGCAACGCGCTCACCCAATTCTGAGGATCCGGATATGCCATTCTGGCTTGCCGACAAGCGCACCGCGCAAGGCTCCGACTGGATCCAGCGGTTCGATCCGCGTTTCTGGACGGTCGATTTCCCGCGCCCGATGCTGGCTGCCGCGACCGTGGCTGCACCCGATGCACTGCGGGTCGACGCGGTGTTCCACACGGCCAGCGACCTCGCCGGAATCATCTGGGAAAGTGCCGATCGCTTGAGCCACCCATTGCTGGCCTACGACACCGACCGCGACTATTCGCACACGATCCTGTCGTTTCTCTGGCGTTCGTCCGGGGTGCTGCCGCTCGATGCGGTCAACGGCCCGACGCTGACGATCGAAGGCCGCGACGGCGCCGGTGCGCCGCGCGCCTGGTACGTGCGGTTGTGGAACTACGCCGAAGGCACGCCGACCGACGCCGTGGTAACGCTGCCGTTCTCGGAGCTTGCGGGCGGCTTCGTCCTCCCGGGCGAGGTCGATCCGGTCTATCCCGGCGACATCGACCGGATGTTCATCAGCCTGGTCGCGCCGGGCTTCGACCCCGCGAGCAGTGCCGCGTTGCCCGCTCCGGTCGAGGGATGGGCGGAGCTGATGGATATTCGCTGCGAAGGGCACCGCGCCATGCTGGCGGTCGGCAATGTCATGGTCCCGCCGCACGACCTCGGCATCGCGACGGGCTATGACGATGCCTACAACCAGACGCCCACTCGCTTGCTGCAGACGATCCGCGCCCTGGGCTATCGGGGCAGCATCAATCACTACGTCGGGATGAGCCATTTCATGCGGCTCGGCTCCGATGGGGGCGGCGGCTATGTGGTGGATGGGGCACTGCCCGTGCTCGCCAACCCGGCCATCGCCTGGCACCGCGCGTTCTTCGCCGAAGCGCAGGCGATGGACTTCAGCGTGATCGTCTCGCTCAGCTACGAACTTCTTGCGCAGCACTGCCCGCCCGCCTGGCAGCAGCGCGAGAGCAATGGCGACCCAGCACGGACCGGCTACGATCCGCCCTCCGCGCTGCTCTCGCCCGCCAACTCTGAGGCAATGGGCTGGGTGCGCGAGGCTGCCAAAGCGTTTGTCGCGTTGATGGTTGAGGCTGGGCTGCCGGTGCGTTTCCAGGTCGGCGAGCCGTGGTGGTGGGTCAACCCCGGCGGGCAGATCTGCCTTTACGATGACGCCGCGCGCGCTGCCTTGGGAGGAAGCCCGCCGGTCATCGCGGACCTGCGCACTGCGCTGTCCGCCGCTGAGCTTGCCCTGCTTGACCAGGCCGGCGCATCGCTGGCCGCATCTACCACTGCGCTGGGCGGGGCAGTCCGTTCGGTGCCGGGCGCGAGCGCGGCCGAGCTGCTGCTGCTCGCCTATCTTCCGACCGTGTTCGACCCGGCGACGCCCGAAGCGCGCCGTGCCAACCTGCCGGTGGGTTGGGCCAGCCCGGCGTTCGATACGCTTCAGCTCGAGGCCTATGACTGGGTCACTGACGGGGCGGAGGCCGAGCATGCGCGCGGGCTTGCCGAAGCGACCGCACGGCTGGGCTATCCGATCGAGGAACAGCACTACATCTCCGGCTTCGTCCTCAACCCGGGCCATCCCGAACACTGGCGCGCGATCGATCGCCACGCCGACGAAGCGCGCACCCGCGGCGTGGCCGAAGTCTTCGTGTGGGCGCTGCCGCAGGTCTGCCGCGACGGCTACGTCCGCCTGCCCGATCCGGGCACCGATCCCGAGGAGCAAGACATGCAAGCCTTCGACGACGTGCTTTACCCGATCGCGCTGGGGCGCGAGGCGGCGGTGTTTCCCGAATTCGCCACCGCGGTCACAGTCACCGCATCGGGGCATGAGCGGCGCAACTCGCTGTGGTCCGACGCGCGCCTGCGGTTCGATGTAGGCCCCGGCATCCGTTCCGACGCGGAGCTCGGCGTGCTGATCGCGTTCTTTCGCGCCCGGCGCGGGCAGGCGCGCGGCTTTCTGCTGCGCGATCCCTCCGATTACAGCACCAACGCAATGACCGGCACTCCCGGCCCCGCCGATCAACTGCTCGGCATCGGCGACGGCCTGGCCGCACGGTTTGCGCTGCTTAAGCGCTACGGCGCGGACGAAGTTGGCGCTCAGCTGCGTCGGATTACGCGCCCCCGCGGCGAGAGCCTTCGGGTGAGCGTCGGCGACGTCGAGCGCACCACCGGCTGGACGCTCGAGCCCGGCGGGACGATCCTGTTCGATGTCGCTCCCGCCGCCGCAAGCGAAGTCCGCGCCGGGTTCCTGTTCGACGTGCCGGTGCGCTTCGCCGAGGATCGGCTCGAGATCGCCGGGTCCTTCACCGAGGCCGGCGAGGCACCCAGCGTTCCCCTCATCGAAGTACGCGAGGCGGCATGACCGATCGCACCTGGTTTTCGGGCGAACTCGAGACCGTCGCAACCTATTGGCGCGTGCTGCGCCGCGACGGGATCGCGCTGGGCTTCACCAGCCATGACCGCGACTTGCGCTTCGCCGGTGTGCTCCACCTTTCGGCCCCCGGCATGGTTCCCTCCGCAATCCGCCGGTCGATCATGGTCGAGCCCGACAGCGCCGAAATGCAGGGCGCGCTCGATCACGCCGCGATCCGCTCGGCCGACCTGGCCGCCGGGCGCTTCGACGGCGCGGCGGTGAGCGTCGGGCTGGTCGATTGGGAGAGCGGCGAGCACTACGAACTGTTCGCCGGATCGATCGGTGCGGTCGGGCAGGACGGCGCGCGCTTCACCGCAGAGTTGCTCAGCGCCAAGACCGCGCTCGACCGCGAACTGGTTCCTCGCACCGCGCCGACCTGCCGCGCCGAATTTTGCGGGCCTGGCTGTACGCTGTCGCCCCCGCGATTTACCCGCGAGCTGTGGCTGGCCGAGCTCGACCCGGCCTCCAACGCCGCGCGCTTTGACGGGCTGGCCGAGGCGAGCCCGTTCGCCTTCGGGCGACTGCGCTGGGCCGACGGGGCCGAGGCCGGGCTGGACGTTGCGGTCCTCGATACCGACGGCGCCTGGTTGATCCTCGACCGCGCCCCCGCGGCGGGTCTGACTGCAGGCGCGCGCGCAATCGTCCGCGAGGGGTGCGACCACACGCTCGAAACCTGCGCGACCCGTTTTGCCAATGCGATCAATTTCCAGGGCGAGCCGTTCCTGCCGGGCAACGATCTGCTGACCCGCTATGCGAATCCGGCGTGACCCAGGAGCCGGGCGCGCTGTTTGCTGCCGCTGCGGCGGCGCTGGTCGGCGTGCCGTTCCGACTGCATGGCCGCAACCTCGATGGGGTCGATTGCGTCGGGCTGGTGGCGCTTGCACTCGGCGCGATCGGACGCAAGCCGAGTGTTCCGGTCGGCTACCGCCTGCGTGCTCTGACGCTCGGCCCGCTGCTCCAGTTCGCCGAACGAAATGGTTTCGCGATTTCCACCGGAGCTGAGCAGCCCGGCGACCTCGTCCTTGTCCACCCCTGCCCGATTCAGGCCCATCTCGTCATCGCATCGGCACAAGGCGGCTTCGTCCACGCTCACGCCGGCTTGGGGCGGGTGATCCACGAGCAGCGCCACTGTCCCTGGCCCATTGCCGCCCGCTGGCGTCTCAACGAAAGCACGACCTCATGGCAACCCTGATCCTGACGGCGGTTGGAACGGCGATCGGCGGACCGATCGGCGGTGCGATCGGCGCGCTGATCGGCCAGCAGGTCGATGCGGCGGTGTTCGCTCCGCGGACTCAAAAAGGCCCTCGGCTCAAGGACCTGTCGGTCCAGAGTTCAAGCTACGGGGCCGCGATCCCGCGCCACTACGGACGCATGCGCGCGGCTGGCAGCGTGATCTGGGCAACCGAACTGGCCGAGAACCGCGAAAGGAGCGGCGGCGGTAAGGGTCGCCCCAAAGTGGTCAGCTACAGCTACTCGTCGAGCTTCGCAGTCGCGCTGGCCAGTCGCCCGATCCTGGGCATCGGGAGGGTCTGGGCAGACGGCAACCTGCTGCGCGGGGCCGAGGGCGATCTCAAGACGGCAGGCGCACTGCGGGTCCATCGCGGCTTCGGCGATCAGGCCGTCGATCCTCTGATCGCCGCTGCCGAAGGCCTGAGCCAGGCGCCGGCCTTTCGCCACACGGCCTATGCGGTCCTCGAAGATCTCGCTCTGGCCGAGTTCGGCAATCGCATTCCCTCGCTGACGTTCGAGGTGATTGCAGACGACGGCGTGGTTTCGTTGACCACCTTGCTGCGCGATGCCTTGTCCGACGCGGTTGTTGCGCCGCTCGAAGGCGAAGTCGCTGGCTACTCGATCGAAGCCGGGACTGCGGGCGACCTGATCGAAGGCCTCGTGGGACTTTATCCACTAGCCTGCACGGTGGATGGCGGGACGGTACGGATCGATCCGGCGGAGCGGGTCGGCGTGAGCCCCCCAGCCCTGCCCGGGCCGGTGCCCGCCCGCGCCGAAAATGAGCCCGGCGGTCCGAGCGGATTCGCCCGCCAGCGCGAGCGGCAGCTCTTGCAGCGCGAGGCGGCACTACGGTATTATGATACCGCTCGAGACTACCAGCCGGGCATTCAGCGCGGTCGCGGGCGCAGCCGG